CTTTAAATATACTAAGTAAATAGGTTGTAAAAACCTCCATTTGATGTATTTGCAGTATCACAGAAGTGTTCTAAGAATAAAAAGTCTAAGTGGTACGGTTTAGAAGCACCCCTTATAAGAGATATCTGGGCAACAGAAACTAAAAGAGCTACAGATCTTGGAAGTTTCTATCACAATCAAAGAGAGTCAGATCTTTTAGCATGTGAAACTTTAACAAGAGAAGGTGTAGATCTTCCTATTATTCCTGTTAAGATGCAGGATGGTATTAAGTATGCTCCTGAACAGAAGCTTATAGCAGGCGTATATCCTGAACACTTAGTATATTTGAAGTCAGCCGGATTATGTGGGCAAGCTGATTATGTAGATGTAGTGAACGGATCAGTTAACATTATGGATTATAAGACCAATAAGGAGATTAAAGAAAGAGGTTTCAAGAATTGGGAAGGTATTTATACTATGTTAAATGCTCCAATGAACCATATAGAAGATTGTAACTTGCAACATTATACTCTACAAATGAGTATCTACATGTATATCATACTTAAGCATAATCCTAGATTAACTCCAGGAAAGCTTACATTGCAACATATACTATTTGAAAGAGAGGGTCAAAATGAATACGGATATCCTATTACTAAGTATGCTGAGAACGGAGACCCAATTATTAAAGATGTTGTGAAGTATGAAGTACCTTATCTAAAGGAAGAGGTGATGACAATGATCAACTGGTTAAAAGATAACAGAGATGATAGCTAAATTATTTGACATACAAAATGGACAGATAGTACCAACAGAACATTGTTATACTATCAAGTGGCTTAAGAACATTATGGATGAGTATCAAGAAGATGATGAATATCTTAAAGTCTATATGTATTTGTTCTATATGAACTTTCCTAGTCCGGACCTCAATCCCTACTTTCATGTTAAAGCCTATGAGAAGGAAGAAGTTATTTTAAAAGATATAGAAGCCAACTTCTCTACAGAAGATGACTATGTTGTACACGCAATGAAAAGAACTAAAGAGATGTATGAAACTCCTACATCTAGAGCTTATGATGGAATAGCAGGAATGCTTGAGAAGTTAGCTGTATATATGAAGACCACCACTATTACAGATGGTAGAGATGGTAACATTTCAGGGATTGTAGCAGCAGCTAAGAATTATGAAGCAGTAAGAGCTTCTTTTAAAGGAGCTTATAAAGATCTCCAGGATGAACAAACCAGTAGAGTCCGCGGAGGTAAGGGACTAGGTTATGACCAAATGTAATGTTTAGAGAACAAAACTACCCTATATCAGTGCCCACTTGGGAGAAAGGTAAGTGGATTGAAGATACTGTCTTTGATACCATGGAGGATTTTACAACCTATTTACTTAGTATATTTAAAGTACCAGGTGAATATGAGTTTGATGAAAGTGTCCAAGAATGGCAAGAGCAAGCTAATGCTTATACATCTAAAGGATTCTATTGTGCTGCTCCCTTTAGAAGTAAAGACTTCATGAAGTATTGGGACGATCAGAAGAATAAGTGTAGACTAGGAGTTATTTACAAAAGTGGAAATAACACATGGTATTTATCTAGAGACTACTATATGTGGTTAAACTTCCTTCCAATCTTTGATAAAGAGAAAAACAAGTATGACTTCCCTTTGATATGGGATGTACAATATCATATGGCTCTCTATGAGATTCTAGCAGAACTACATCACAAGCACGCATGTATACTTAAGAAAAGACAGATAGCATCTAGTTACTTCCACTGTGCTAAGTTAATCAACCAGTATTGGTTTGAAGAAGGAGCTAAGCTTAAGATGGGTGCTTCACTAAAAGATTATATCAACCTGAAAGGTTCTTGGAAGATGATCAATGAATACTCAGATTTCCTTAATGAACATACAGCTTGGTACAGACCACATAACCCTGGTAAGGTGATGGACTGGACTCAACAGATTGAGATGACTATCAATGGTAGAGATCTTAAGAAAGGTCTGAAGTCTACACTAACAGGACATACATTTGAAAAGGATGCAACAGCCGGAGTTGGGGGACCATGTAGATACTTCTTCCATGAGGAGGGTGGTATTGCTCCTAAAGCTGATGAGACGTATGAGTTCATGAGGCCTGCATTACACTCTGGTATGATTAGTACAGGGATGTTTATTATTGCAGGATCAGTAGGTGATCTGGATCAGTGTGAACCTCTTAAGGAGATGATACTACATCCAGAAGAAAATGACTTCTACGCTGTAGAATCTGACCTAATAGATGAGGATGGAAAATTTGGTAAACATGGATTATTCCTGCCTGAACAATGGAGTATGCCACCGCATATAGATTCGTATGGTAATAGTCTTGTGGAAGAAGCCCTTAAAGCTATTAAGGAACAAAGAGAAATATGGAAAAGAGACCTTGATCCAAGTAAATATCAGTTGAGGGTCTCTCAAAAACCAATCAACATTAAGGAAGCATTTGCTTACAGAGAGGAGTCTAAGTTCCCATTACACTTACTTACTAATCAAGCGCGCCGGATAGATGACAAACAATACCATGCTGAATACCTACAGCTAAGAAAAGGAGCTGGAGATAAGATCATAGTATCTGAATCTAAGAAGTCACCAATCAAAGACTTCCCTGTTAAGAAGAATATGACAGACAAAGAAGGGTGTGTAGTTGTATGGGAAAGACCAATGGCGGACCCAGAATGGGGAACATACTATGCTTCTATTGATCCAGTATCAGAAGGTAAAACAACAACATCAGAATCACTATGTTCTATTTACATCTATAAGATAACTACTCAGGTAAGTAGAGCGGATGAGAATGGTGATATGAAGACCCATATAGAAGAGGGAAAAATTGTAGCAGCATGGTGTGGAAGATTTGATGATATTAACTTAACACATGAAAGACTAGAGGTTCTGATAGAATGGTACAACGCATGGACATTAGTAGAGAACAATATTTCTCTGTTCATCCAACACATGATTGCAGTACGTAAGCAAAAATATTTAGTGCCTAGAGATCAGATCATGTTCCTTAAGAGTATTGGTTCTAACAAGAACGTATACCAAGATTATGGATGGAAGAATACTGGTACCATGTTTAAGAACCACATGATCTCTTATGCTATTGAGTTCCTTAAAGAACAAATGGATATAGAGTATGATGATAATGGAGATGTAACTAACATTAAGTACGGAGTAGAAAGGATCCCAGATATAATGCTGATCAAAGAAATGTCTGAGTATCATGATGGACTCAACGTGGATAGATTAGTATCATTTGCAGCTCTTGTAGCCTTTGTAAAGATCCAAGAATCTAACCGTGGATACAAGAGAATAGTAGAATATGAAAACACCAAAAGCTTGGAAAAGTCACAAAAAATGTTTAAATTAAGTAAGTCACCCTTTACTAACATTGGATCAAAGAAAAGAGGTCCAGGGCGAAATAGGAGAAGAAGTGGCTTTAAGAACATTCATTAACAATTAGAGTATGCAGGTATTAAACGCAATGGACCTTAAGAAAGGTAAGAGGGCTGATTATAATAAGATGGCTACCCTTACTCAACCTATACAGTTTCTTTCTAAAAAAGAGAAAGATGATGACTGGTCAGCATGGAACATGGACTGGTTTGAATGGCAAGGTCTAAAGCAGCTAAGGAGAAACTCTAGAAGACTTCTTAAAAACTATAAGCTTGCTAATGGTATTATTGACAAGACTGACTATATAGTTGAAGATTGCAATGAATATACAGATATAGTGGAACAATTAACTCAAGAGGATGTTTCAGCATTAGAGCTTAAGTTCTATCCAATAATCCCTAATGTGATCAACACATTATGTAATGAGTTTGCAAAAAGAAATACAAAGCTTACATACAGATCTGTAGATGAATTATCTTACAATGAGATGATGGAGCAAAAGCGTGGAGAGATTGAACAAAGTCTTTTAGCAGATGCTACAATGAAGCTTCAGGCTAAACTTATGGAGCAAGGTGTTGATCTTAACAATGAAGAAGAGCAACAAAAAATGCAGGAGCAAGTTAAGAGCTTGCCTGAGATTGAGCAGTTCTATAAAAAGGATTATAGATCAATAGTAGAACAATGGGCCCAACATCAGTATGAAGCTGATATGGAGAAGTTTGATATGGATGAGTTAGAGGAAAGAGGCTTTAGAGACATGCTTGTTACAGATAGAGAGTTCTGGCATTTTAAGATGTATGAGGATGACTATGATATTGAGTTATGGAATCCTGTACTTACATTCTATCACAAGTCTCCGGATATAAGATATATATCAGATGGTAACTGGGTTGGTAAAGTAGACATGATGTCAGTAGCTGATGCGATTGATAAGTATGGATGGACTATGAGCCAAGAACAATTAGAATCTTTAGAAGCAATCTATCCAGTTAGGAGTGCAGCATATACAGTGCGCGGTCAAGACAACACTTCTTACTATGATGCTACTAAGAGTCATGATTGGAATACTAAGATGCCTTCATTAGCATATAGACAGTTTATGTCTGATCATGATAACTTTGGTGAGAATGGTGGAGATATAGTTTCATGGATCCTAGGAGAATCAGAAGACTTCTTAGATTTTGGAAGCACCCACATGCTAAGAGTAACTACATGTTATTGGAAGTCACAAAGAAAACTTGGCCATCTAGTAAAGATAGATGATGCAGGAGAACTAACAATGGAAATTGTAGATGAGCATTATAAAGTAACAGATAAGCCGATGTACAATACTACTCTTATTAAGAACAAGAGTAAAGAGAATCTAGTATTTGGAGAACATATTGATTGGATCTGGATTAATGAAGTATGGGGAGGAGTTAAGATAGGTCCTAACCATTCTAGCTTCTGGGGACAAAACAATCCCGGAGGAGTAGATCCTATGTACTTAGGTATCAATCAAAACAAGATGGGTAGAGTTAAGTTCCAATTCAAAGGGGACAAAAGTCTATACGGATGTAAGCTTCCTGTTGAAGGAAGAATCTATACAGATAGAAACTCTAGATCAGTTTCTTGTGTTGATCAAATGAAACCCTGGCAAATTGGATACAACATTGTAAACAATCAGATAGCTGATATCCTAGTAGATGAACTAGGAACAGTATTACTGTTTGATCAGAATGCACTTCCTAGACACTCAATGGGAGAAGACTGGGGTAAGAACAACTTATCTAAAGCATATGTTGCTATGAAGGATTTCCAAATGCTCCCTTTAGACAGTACCATTACAAATACAGAAAACCCACTTGCATTCCAACACTATCAGAAGATAGACATGGAGCAAACAAATAGATTGTTATCTAGAGTAAACCTGGCCAACTATTTCAAATCGCAAGCATTTGATAACATTGGTGTTACTCCTGAGAGAATGGGACAACAGATTGAACAAGAAACTGCAGAAGGTGTAAGAGCTGCACTTAATGGATCATATGCTCAAACAGAACAATACTTCATTAATCACTCGGATCACTTAATGCCTAAGGTACATCAGATGAGAACTGACTTAGCTCAGTACTACCATTCAACAAAACCTTCAGTAAGATTACAGTACTTAACATCTGCTCATGAGAAGATCAATTTCCAGATCAATGGAACAGAACTATTACTAAGAGAGCTTAATGTTAATGCTACTACAAAATCTTCACATAGAGCCGTTATGGAGAAGCTTAGACAATTAGCTATGGAAAACAATACATCCGGTGCTTCTATCTATGACCTGGGAAGTATTATCAAAGCAGATAGCATCCCAGAGATTACAGATGTAATGAAGGCAGCTGAACAAAAGGTTCAACAACAAAGACAGCAAGAACAACAACATGAGCAACAAATGCAACAGCAAGAGGCGCAAGCTTCTGCTCAAGCTGAGGAAGCTACACGTAGTTATGAAGCTATGGAAGCTGAGAAGGAAAGAAGAAAAGATATTCTTGTTGCTGAGATTAGAGCCGCAGGTATGGGTGCACTAGTAGATCTTGATGAGAACAAGCAATCTGACTTCAGAGATGAGATGGCAGATATCAGAGATACTGAAAGATATAATGAGCAGATAGGTTTAGATCGTGAGAAGCAAAGTGACTCTAATCAACAACATAGAGATAAGATGTCACTTGAACGTGAGAAGCTGTCAATAGCTAGAGAAAAGTCAGAAAATGATCTAAGGATAGCAAGAGAAAACAAAAACCAATATGATAAGAAGAAAGGCAATGAAGATAAGGGCAAAGGAAAGAAAAAATAAGTATAGCTATATACTGCACTTTTTCTCTTTTGAAACTTCATTTTTTTTAAACTTTCTTATTTTATTACACACAAAAATAGTATATGAGATTATATACTTTTTAAACCAACTATAATTATGTCAGAGACAAAAACCAACACAACGGTTGAACAAGTAACAGCAGATGACTTGGACAACCTGCTAGGAAGCCCAGGAGCGTCATCAGTAATGGTGCCAGGCGAAGGGGCGGATCCAGCGAAGCCAACGTTCTTTCAAAAGGATAAAGTAGATCTTAGCGTTTTAGATAATGCGGAACCAACTGATCCACCGAATGACCCAGTAGATCCAGCGGATCCTGTAGACCCAGCAGACCCAGCACCAGCTGACCCTGTTGATCCTATAGATCCTGTTGATCCTGTAGATCCAACTCCTAATCCAGAAGGCTCAGCTTTTGATAAGCTAGCTAATGAGTTAGAAGGAGCAGATCCAGCAGATCCTACTCCAGGAAGACCTAAGTTAGATAAAGCAGGTATGGCCCAATTGGCCCAAGCGCTTATAGATGACAAAGTGATTCTTCCTTTTGATGAGGATAAAAAGCTTGATGACTACACAATGGATGATTACAAAGAGTTATTCTCTATGAATCTCCAGGAGCAAAAAAGACAAGCTGAAGAAAATACTCCTAGAGAGTTCTTCCAGTCTTTACCTCCAGAGTTACAAGCAGCTGCTAAATATGTAGCAGATGGTGGACAAGATATGAAAGGTCTCTTTAGAACTTTAGCACAAGCTGAAGAAAATAAGAGTCTTACTATTGATACACCAGAAGGACAGGAAAGAGCTGCAAGACAATTCTTACAAGCTACTAACTTTGGAACTGAAGAACAAATTCAGGACCAAATCAATAGCTGGAAAGATCTTGAACAGTTAGAAGGTAAAGCTGAACAGTTTAAACCAAGATTAGATGCAATGTCTGATCAGATTGTAAAGCGCCAACTAGCAGAACAAGAACAAAAGAAAGCTCAGAGAGAACAACAATCTCAAATGTATGCAGACAGTGTATACAATGTACTTGAGAAAGGAGAGCTGAATGGGTTAAAGATGAATGCTAAAGTGCAGAACATGCTTTATGATGGATTGATTAATGCTAACTATCAATCAGTATCAGGACAAGCAACTAATATGTTTGGGCACTTAATTGAAAAACATCAGTATATTGAACCTAACCACGGTCTTATAGCAGAGGCATTATGGTTACTTCAAGATCCAGATGGTTACAGATCAGAAATAGCAAAAGGTGCTAAGAATGCTCAGGTAGCTGATACGGCAAGACAACTTAAAATGGAACAACAAAATAAGAATGCAGGTGGTGGAGATGACCCACAACCAGGAGCCGGAAGGAAACCTGGAAGCGGATCAACACTTAAAAGACCACAACCAGGCTTCTTTAAAAGATAAACATAAACAACTATTAATAACTAAAAACAATTTCAAATTATGGCAACTCCAGTATTAAATAATGGGATTTTCCTGAGAGACACTCAGTATGACACGAGCTCTCACGTAGATTCTTATCACCTGGTGAACATGTTGAAAGATGCAGATCCTATGGACTTAGGTCCAGTAGATATCTGGGCTATGGCTCAGAAAGTGGAGATGCCTCTTTACCAAATGGCTTCATTCGGCGGTAAGAACACAATCATGGTGGATAACCACCGTGGAGAGTATAAGTGGCAAACACCTATCTCACAAGACTTACCTTATATCATTGAAGATATTGAGGCAGCAAATGACCGTAAAGGTCAGGATGGTACAACATTCAAGATTAAACTTAACAAGCGTGAGTTTGGTCATGGTGATATCATTACTTATGACAAGTACAATGGGTACGAACTTTACATTACTGATGAAGACATTCTTCCAATTGGAGATGGTTTTATCTACACAGTAAGGTTAGTAAACAATGACAACGTTAAGTACTTAGACAACAAGTACCTTAGAGAAGGAATGAAGTACTTCAGAAAAGGTTCTGCTCGTGGTGAGTACGGTGAGAGATTCTCAGACATCGTTACAGGTTCTGGTTTCCGTGAATTCTACAACTATGTAGGTGGAGCTGAAGCACACGTTCATTATTCAATCTCTTCTAGAGCTGATATGATGATCAAAGGTGGAATGGAAGCTGATGGTACTGTACCAGTTACAGAGATCTGGAGAAACTTTGATAAGAACATGAATCCTTCAGTGGCTAACTTAGAAGATATGGTTGCTACTATGGGTAAGAGTTATGTGAAAAGAGCTATGGAGAATGGAACTTTATCACGTACTTTCTTAACTTCATTAGAAGCAGCTCACTTGAGCAAGATTGCTAATGATATTGAGACTTACTTAATGTGGGGTCATGGTGGTAGAATCCGTCAAGACGGTCCAGATGATTTAAGATTATCTGTTGGTCTTTGGAAACAACTAGACAACTCTTTCAAAAGAGTATACAATAAAGGTAACTTCAACCTTGACTTATTCAAATGTGAGCTTTATAACTTCTACCAAGGTAGAGTTGAGTTCAACGGACCAGATCCAAAAAGACAACTTGTTGTTCAAACTGGAATTGGTGGAATGAAGTTAGTTAATGAAGCTATTAAGAGAGAAGCTAATGCAGCTGGTCTTGTTATCCAAGCTGATGACATAGGCGCTATCACAGGTAAGGGAATGGATCTAGGATTCGGATTTGCTTACACTAGTTATGTGATTCCTTTCTTAGCTAACGTTAAGTTTGTTCTTAACCCAGCATTTGATAACTTACACACTAATGATATTGAAAACCCAATCATTGATGGTCACCCATTGAGTTCTTACTCTTTCGTGATCTTTGATATCACTGATACAGGGAATGACAACATCTTCTTGTTAAAGTTAAACTGGGATAACCAGCTTAAATGGTGGTACCAAAATGGTACTATGGATTACATGGGTAGAACTCAAGGATTCCAATCTTCAGGTCAGTTCAACGGTTACAGAGTTATGATGACTCAATGTATGCCAGCGATCTGGGTAAAAGATCCAACCAAAGTTTTAAAGATTGTTATGAGAAACCCAATCACGGGAGGATCATTCTAATAGAAAACTCAAAAGAGAGATCGTATAAAGGGTCTCTCTTTTACTATATACCTGTTGCAATACCGGACGTTGCGTCCCGGCAGGTACTAAAAGATGACTTAATATAAACCAACCTAAAACCAAAGAATATGTCATTTACAAAGGTAGAAGTACCAAAACTTAACAACTATAAGAAAGTATCAATTAGACCATACTTTGATCCTAACACGGAGAACATGGGTCTTGAAAACTACGGGATGTCTTTACACGATGGTGTATACTGGACAGAACAAGTAGCTTGCTTAGAGCGTAACGGCATTAAGAGATACGTAACAGGACTTAATGAATTTGCACCAGAGGTGAAGATGATTAAGGATGATGAAGAAAGAGAAGCTAAGATTAAAGAGATTAGAGCTGTAGTTACACAATTAGAAGCAGAGTTTGCAGCTAATATTATTAACCCTGAAGATCCAGATTTCTGGAATAAGGTTAAGTTACTAAAGCCTGATAACTTTGAGTTTTGGGATAAGATAGAGCTTAAAGCTGGTAATGATATTACATTTATGGATCCTGCAAAAGAACCATATGATCTTATTAAGCTTTATGCAATTGATGCAGGTGGGTTTAGTATTGTAGCTCCTAGTTTAAAAGCAGCTCAGGAAATGGCAACAGCTCCTAAGTTCTATTTAGACAGACATGAAGAAACAGTAACTACTAAGAACACACTTAAGAAATATAGAAATAAAGCACTTGCAATGTTACAAGAACTTTATGACACGGATAGCAATAAGCTATTTTATGTTGCTAAAGTTATTGATCCAGGTAGTGCTTCATATAAGAAGAGTACATCTAATGACACTATTTACGGTGTAATGGATGATTACATAATGGGCCACGGGGTAGAGAAAAACGGAAAGTTATCTGCTCAGATGTTTACTACAGTTGCAGGAATGGACGTAGGGGACATCAAGTTAAAAGCTATAATCAAAGATGCAGCTTATCATAAGTTCATCGCGACTAAAGCTGATGGTTTTATTTATCATATGGCTAGCTCAAGTATGCTAGGAAAGAACCCTTCAGATGTGGTAGAGTTTTTAAAGAACCCTATTAATGAAGATGTTCTAGTAGCAATACAAGAGCCAGTTGAAAAAGAGTGGAACAAGTAAAAACTTATATAATGGCAAACAGAAAACAAAATGGTGGTAGTGTTAGAAAGACTACTACAAGAAAAACGACC